GGTTAAGGCTTGTGAGGGTGGTAAAGAGAAGCTGATTCACTTTGGGGCTAAAGGTTATGGTCATAACTATTCTTCTGCTGCAAGAAAGTCTTTTAAAGCAAGACATAAATGTGGTACAGCAAAATCAAAACTAACAGCAAGATACTGGTCGTGTAAAAAACTCTGGGCAGGTAAAGGTGGTTCAACTAAATCGAGCCCTAAAAATAGAAGAGGAAAATACTAATGAAAGAAATTTTAGAATTAATAGAAGGGTACGGATTACCATTAATATTATTATTGGGAGCTTTATATGCTCTTTATCGTTTCCTCGTTTTTTCGTTGTATGAGGTGAAGAATCAATTTTCACGTCATCATGAAAGAGCGGCTGATAATATGACTGAGATAAAAAAGAAAATAGATATTATATTAGAATACATTAGAAAACAATCATGAGTATTTGGACTAAGATATTTGGGAAGGGAGCATTAGATGTAGCTGGAAAAGTAGCTGGAATTGCGGATAGGTTTATTCAAACAAAAGAAGAGAAGGCAGCTTTTGAAATGGAGATGGAAAAAATCTTTATAGAAGCTGAGGCTGAAATTCAAAAGAATGTAACAGAAAGATGGAGAAGCGATATGACCAGCGATTCCTGGTTAAGTAAAAATGTTAGACCTATGGTATTAATATTTTTAGTTGTATGCACTGTCTTAATGATATTTATAGATGCGGGTTCTATTAAGTTTCAAGTAGAGGAAAAATGGACAGATCTTTTACAATTAGTTTTAATAACTGTTATTGGAGCGTACTTTGGAGGTAGGTCATTCGAGAAAATAAAAAAGTAAAATACATTCCATAACTTTTAGTATCTTTGTAACAAATTAATTATAATCTAAATTTATTAAAATGAAAAAAATTGAAGAAAAAGAATTATTGAATTTACAAACTTTAAATGGTGAGTTTAATAAATTAAAAACACAACTGGGTGATTTATCTCTACAAAAGCATGGAATATGTTTACGAGTAGAAGAATTAAAGAATGATTTCCAAACAGCGGAAAAAGCTTTGATAGATAAATACGGAGTTAACTCAGTTATTAATTTAGAAACAGGAGAAATAAAAGAAAAAGAAGAAGATGGCGAAAATAAGTAATACTACAGCGTATCCTAATATAATACCTACCGCTAATGATTTTGTTGTTTTAACTGATGTAAGTGACAATGATGAAACAAAAACTTGTACGTTAGAGTCGGTTGGTCAATATTTAGGAGCATCTGTTGCTGAAGTTACTTTAACTCCATTTCAAATATTAAATTCACTTACTAATCCAGTTGAATTAGTACCAGCTCAGGGAGCTAATAAATATATTGTTCCTTTTGGATCTGTAATTATAAGAAACCTGGCGGATGATTCTGTGCCAGTTGCATATGATTTTGCAGGTAATATACCTCAACTATGGTATGGTAGTACAGCTTGGGCAGACATACCGTTTGCTGTTTTTCAAACAACAGCTCCTTATACTGGGTACGCAATAATGAATCCTTCTGGAGCAGGAAATATTGTACCTAACAAACCTTTACAATTTAGAACTCCAGTAGCAAATCCAACTCTGGGTAATAGTAATGTAGTAATAAATTTACAATATAGAATAGTAGAAATAGCATAGATATGGCAAAAATTGAAAACACTAAAGTTTACCCTACAGTCACACCAGCAATGGATGACTTACTTATTGCAACTGATGTAAGTGACGATAATAAGACAGTTACATTTTTAGTAAGTAGTTTAGCAGGTGGTACTGGTGTTCTTCAAGGATTGCAGTCTGTTTTAGATACAGGTAATACTGCTACTCAAAATATTAATCTAACAGGTAATGTAACAGTTATTGGAACTGTAGCACCTACTACTATTACAGCTTTAGGTTCTACAGGTAATGCAGGTCAAATACTAAGTTCTACAGCAACTGGGCTACAATGGATTAACAGTCCTTCAACATCTTGCTGTACTTGGAACGACTCTTTGCTTTCTGGAAATACTGCTACTACTAAGCCTATTGTAGATGGAGTGTTATTCGATGTTATAAATGCAGGTGGAGGAATTAATATTATTAACCCCGCTACCTTATCTAATAGTGGAATATCTAATTTTAGTGGTCAGGTAAATATAAATTCTACTATATTAAACTTTAACACTACTGGTCAGATTAGTGATGGAGCAGGTGCTACAGGTACAGCAGGTCAGTGGTTAACATCTACAGGAACAGGGTTAGCTTGGAGTAGCACTATTCCACCTTCTTCATGTTGTGATTTGCAAAGCACTTTAAATATTGGCTCTACATCTTTAAATCAAGGTATGTCTTTCACAGGTACAAGCAGCATTACAATGGCTGCAGGTGTTAGTATAGGATCTTCAGGGGATAATGTATGGAGTGGGACTAATACGTTTTCTGGAACATTAGATGTAGATGGGTGTTTAGAAGATTCTAATGGACTATGTGGAACTGCAGGTCAAGTATTAACATCTACGGGTGGTGCGGTACTATGGACAAGTGGAGGAGCCATAGGGACTCAAGACTTACAAGGAGTTTTAGATACAGGAAATACTGCGACAGGAGCAAATGCAAGTATAACAATTTCTGGAACAATAGATCCTGGAAGTATAACTGACGGTACAGGAAGTACAGGTGCCGCAGGTCAAGTATTAAGTTGGAATGGAGCATCTCTTTCTTGGATAAATACAGCAACAGCTGGAGTAGCGGATATAGCTTTAAGTCCTGCTTTATTTAATACAACCGCAGTTGTTGAGGGTGCTTTAATTAATAATGTAGTTGGAGGTACATCCACACTTACTTTATTAAAATATAATGGTGGTGCAGATATAGGTATGGTTCCTGCAGGTGGTACCGCATCTACTTTTTTAAGAGGAGACGGAACGTGGGTTACACCTGCTGCTGGTATTGGAGTAAGTGACCTAAGTGTAGGGGCAATTACCGCTTCAACAGGATTGCCACTTTTAATTAGCCCCGTCTCTCCAGCAACAGGATCAGTAACTATTAATCAAGCAAGATATACAGGAGATACTAATGAAGGGTGTGTTCCAAGAGGTTCAGGAAATGATGCTACTAAATATTTAGATGGTACAGGAAACTGGACAGTTCCAGCAGGTGGTGGTACGTCAAATAGCTTTATAAATAATTATAAATTATTTGCATCTAAACTTATACCCAACCCTGTCTCACTAAACACTTATTGCACGTTTGGTGATATAGCTAATTTTAGTGGCAATTTTGCTCCAACTAAAGTTGCTCAAGCAGTAACTACGCTCGATCCAAATGCAGGACCTGGATGGAGTGTAAGTCAACAGTTTGCTGGATACTTAATAGGTAATGGAGCTGCATTAGGATGTACTTCCGCTGATCCTTCCTCAGTTCTGTGTGGGATAGAATCCACTTTCCAGAGTAATGTAAATGGTATACATTTTTTTGAATTATGGAAAGGAGATATATGTGCAGGTTCTCCACCAATACCAATAAAAGTTGGTGAAGCAATTATTGACTATGCAGGATGGACAGCTCCAGCAACCGCAATTCCAGCGTGTAAACAATGGTCTATAACATCAACACTTTTAGATAAAAAATTATCAGGAACGGAGTTTTTCTTTATAACCTACAAAACAGCAGTTACACCAGTAATTACAGGTAATGTAAACTTTATTCTCAATCTGACCGTACAACAAGGTCTCTTATAAAATATAAATTAAATTAAATGAAATGGACATTAGAAAAATATCAATCGGCTCAGACTATAAGTCTGGAGCAATGCACTACATAGTTGGTCAAGAAGTTTTAGGGGGATCACATATTATACACCTTATACAAGGATCAGAAACATCTTATAAAATTTGGATACTAAGAGGTGATGAAGTATACATGTGGAAAGAATTTTTAAGTACACTTCCTATTTCAATTGAATACAATATTAACTTTTAATGAGGTCTCCATATAACTTTATTGTTACCCCTTTAAATAAAAGGAGGTATGATAATATAAAACAAATTGGGGATACTCAATTTATTACCAGTACATCTCAAGAAGATCATGAAGCCTCTAATAGATTTGCTTCTGTAATATCATTACCTATAAACTATACTGGCCCTATAAAAGAAGGAGATACTTTATTAGTACATCATAATGTGTTTAAGTTTTATTATGATATGAAGGGTAGGGAAAAAAGCGGAAAGAGTTATTTTAAAGATAATTTATTTTTTATAGATAGCGATCAGTTTTTTATGTACCATGATGGGACACAATGGAGGGCTTATGGGAAATATTGTTTTGTAAAACCTGCCCCTTTAAAAGATTCTTATATATTTAAAGGTGGAAATGAAGAGCCTTTATTTGGTACTATCAAATATATTAACCAACAGTTATTAGATTTAGGTGTAAAGGAAGGAGATCAAATATCATTTACCCCTGACAGTGAATATCCTTTTACAGTAGATGATGAAAAGCTATATAGAATGTTTACTCATAATATAACAATGATTATATGATATATACAAAAGATAATTTTATTGATAAAGATCTTTTTAATATAGCTTGTAATTATTTAAAAAAGGGTGAGTTTATAAAACATGAGGCTGGTGAAAAGAATTTTTACATTCAAGAATCAATCAAAGCATTTGATGATTATGTATTAGCTAAATTAGGAATTATAGAGGGTAAGCCTTTAGAAAATATATTAAGTTTTTTTAGAGTATCAACACATGAGTTAGATAATACCTGGAGAATACATTCAGATTTAAATATAAATGGTCAGAGGCCTGATAGGGCTGCTGTTCTTTATATGTCTCCGAGAGAATTAGAAGAGTTACATGGGACTGCTTTTTGGGAGCATGAGGTTTATGGAAAAGATTTACCATCTCATATTACTGATGAAGATTATGATAATTTAATAAGAGTAGATTCTGAGAACTTAGATATGTGGAGGTTAGTTTCTGTTTCAGGCTATGAACAAAATAGATTAATTTCTTATCCAGCAAATTATTTTCATAGTAAGTATCCAAATAAATCATGGAAAGAAGGCCGAGAAATATATGTTATATTTTATAAATTTAAAAATTAAATCATGGGAGTACAAAAAAATATTGGATTATTAAAAGCAAAAAACGAACAGCTAACAGAAAATTTAAAACTTCTTATTAAAGAAGAGCAACAAACCAGAGAGCTTGCTATAGGTTGTTTAGAGTTATTAAAGTTAATGCCAGGGTATGAAAAAGCTTTAGAACAATTACAAAAAAATAATACAGATGGACATAAGGGAGCTTAAGTCAAATATTATAGAGGCAGGAGAGAAGGCTGTAAAGCAACTAATAAAAGTGGCAAAAGAGGATATTATCAAATATGATAAAGATGACGAGTTGGCTGCTGATAGGTTAAAGAACGCAGCTGCTACTAAAAAATTATGTATTATGGATGCATTTGAAATTTTAAAACGTATAGAGGAAGAGAAAGCTTTATTAGATGGCAATGTAATAGAAAAGAAAAATAATATACCTAAAGGATTTGCAGAGTCAAGATCAAAATAAATTATATAGAGAATTAAATAAGTTTATTCCAAACTCTGTTATTGCAAATAAAAACAGAGCACGAAGCTGGTTATATGGTTATAATGAGAAGTATGATGTTGTTGTAATATCAAGAACAGGCCAGATAGAAAGTGTTATTGATATTAATGGATTAAAGATAGCATTACCAAAACCTCCTAAAAATATATATAAAAGATCTAAAGATAAAAAAGATCAATACTGGGAGTCATACCCTATACCTAAAGAATTAGGTAGAATGAAATCTATATTTCAGTGGCATAGTACTCCAGAGAACTTTAAAGCACAGTGGGTAGATTATATAGAAGAAGAGTTTGATAGAAGAGAGCAGGGTTACTGGTTTATGAATAACGGGATTCCTACCTATATAACAGGAACTCACTATATGTATTTACAGTGGACAAAAATAGATGTCGGTAATCCTGACTTTAGAGAGGCTAATAGAATATTTTATATATTCTGGGAAGCTTGTAAGGCTGATAAGAGAAGTTTTGGAATGTGTTATTTAAAAATTAGACGTTCAGGATTTTCATTTATGAGTTCTTGTGAGGGAGTTAATCAAGCAACTATTACAAAAGACTCAAGAATAGGAATACTTTCTAAAACAGGATCAGATGCTAAGAAAATGTTTACCGATAAAGTAGTCCCTATATCTAATAATTATCCATTCTTTTTTAAGCCGATACAAGATGGTATGGATAAACCTAAAACAGAATTAGCATATAGGGTTCCAGCATCTAAGATCACAAAAAAGAATATGCACGCTTTAGCTGATGAAGAGTTAGAAGGATTAGATACAACTATTGATTGGAAAAATACAGGAGACAATAGTTATGATGGTGAGAAGCTACAATTGTTATTACATGATGAGAGTGGTAAATGGGAAAAGCCTGATAACATCTTGAATAACTGGCGAGTAACTAAAACTTGTTTACGATTAGGTAGTAAGATTATTGGCAAATGTATGATGGGATCTACATCTAACGCTTTAGACAAAGGAGGTGCTAACTTTAAATCATTATATGAAGACTCTATGCCTTCTAAAAGAAATGCTAATGGTCAAACAAAGTCAGGATTATATTGTTTGTTTGTACCTATGGAATGGAACTTTGAAGGATATATAGATAGATATGGTATGCCTGTTTTTAAAACACCAATCAAACCAATTATAGGTATAGATGGAGAGGATATAAAAATAGGAGCTATTGATTATTGGGAAAATGAGGTTAACTCTTTAACCCAAGATCCAGACGCTTTAAATGAATTTTACAGGCAATTTCCAAGAAGCGAGTCTCATGCTTTTAGAGATGAAAGTAAACAATCTATATTTAATCTAACAAAGATATATCAACAAATAGATTACAATGATTCATTAATAACTGATCATCATTTAACAAGAGGATCTTTTTCGTGGAAGAATGGAATTAAAGATACTGAAGTTATATGGAGTCCTAATAATAGAGGTAGATTTTTAGTTAGCTGGACACCCCCTCCACATTTACAAAATAATATAGTAACAAGTAGAGGGATGAAAAGGCCTGGTAATGAACACATTGGCTCCTTTGGTTGTGACTCTTATGATATATCTGGAGTGGTAGTAGGGAAGGGATCTAATGGAGCTTTGCATGGACTAACTAAGTTTAGTATGGAAGACGCTCCATCTAATGAATTCTTTTTAGAATATATTGCTCGACCACAAACTGCTGAGATATTCTTTGAAGAAGTTTTAATGGCTTGTATTTTTTATGGTATGCCTATACTTTGTGAAAATAATAAACCTCGTTTATTATATCATTTTAAAAATAGAGGATATAGAGGATTTTCATTAAACAGGCCAGATAAAACTTATAATAAATTATCTAAAACAGAAAGAGAATTAGGTGGAATTCCTAACACTTCTGAAGATGTAAAACAGTCACACGCATCAGCTATAGAATCTTATATAGAAAAATATGTAGGAATAGATTTTAATGGAGAATATAGGGATGCAGGAGATATGGGTACTATGTATTTTGGGAAAACATTAGAAGACTGGGCAAAGTTTGATATTAGTAACAGAACTAAGTTTGATGCAGCTATTAGTTCTGGCTTAGCTATTATGGCTAATCAGAAACACTTATATACACCATCTAAACAACAATCAAAAATAATCGTTAACTTTGCAAGATATAATAATACCAGCAACAAAAGTCAAATAATCACATGAAAGATGTCAAAATAAATATTAGTTCTGCTGTATTCCCTAATCAATTTGCTACAGATAAACAAAAAGCAACAGATGAGTTTGGATTACAGGTAGGGCAAGCAATACAGTACGAATGGTTTAGGAAAGATGGAATGCGTTGTAGGTTCTATAATCAATGGAATGAATTTCATAGATTAAGACTTTATGCTCGTGGAGAACAATCAGTTGCTAAGTATAAAAATGAATTAGCAGTAGACGGAGATTTATCATATTTAAATTTAGACTGGACTCCTGTGCCTATCATACCTAAGTTTGTAGACATTGTTGTTAATGGAATGTCAGACAGATTGTTTAAAGTTAATTGTATTGCTCAAGATGCTATGTCAGCAGAAAAGAGAAATCAGTTTCAAACAATGGTTGAGACTAATGTGGCGGCAGAGCAGTTGTGGGGACAAATAGAAAAAGACTTTCAAGTTCAAATGTTTAATGTTGATCCTGAAACTTTACCGCAGAGTGATTCGGAGATGGAGTTGTATATGCAACTTAATTATAAGCCAGGGATTGAGATTGCAAATGAAATTGCTATCAATACTATGTTGGAAGAGAATCATTATGTAGACATTCGTAAAAGAGTGGATTATGATATTGCCACATTAGGTATAGGAATAACTCGACACTCATTTCAACCAGGTGATGGTATTAAGGTAGACTATGTTGATCCTGCTAATGTTGTTTATAGTTATACAGAAGATCCTTATTTTAAAGACTGTTTTTATTGGGGTGAAATTAAAACTCTACCTATTACAGAGTTAATAAAGATTGATCCTGATATTACTAACGAACAAATGGAGGAAATATCTAAATACAGCCAGTCATGGTACGATTATTACAATGTAGCACAGATGTATGAGAACAGTATGTTCTCCAGAGATACTTGTACTTTATTATATTTTAATTATAAGACTACTAATAGTTTTGTATATAAAAAGAAAAAAACTGCAGAGGGTACTTATAAAACCGTAGAAAAGAATGATGAGTTTAATCCTCCACAAGAAATGATGGATGAGGGTGGCTTTGAAAAAGTAGAAAAAAGAATTGACGTTTGGTATGAGGGTGTAATGGTTATGGGGACAAACATTATTCTGAAATGGCAAATGATGGAGAATATGGTAAGGCCTAATTCTGCTAATCAATTTGCTATGCCAAATTATGTGGCTTGTGCACCAAGAATGTATAAAGGTGTTTTAGAATCTTTAGTAAGAAGAATGATTCCTTTTGCTGATCTAATTCAAATAAGTCATTTAAAAATACAACAGGTAGTATCTAAAGTGGTGCCTGATGGTGTGTTTATAGATGCTGACGGGTTAAGTGAAGTTGATCTTGGAACAGGAGCGGCATATAATCCAGAGGATGCTTTAAGATTATATTTTCAAACAGGTAGTGTAGTAGGTAGAAGTTATACGCAAGACGGTGAGTTTAATAATGCTAAAGTGCCTATTACTCAATTAACTTCAAGCAGTGGTCAAAGTAAGATGCAAATGCTTATAGGTAATTATAATCATTACTTAGGAATGTTAAGACAAGTAACAGGTCTTAATGAGGCACGTGATGGTTCGATGCCAGATCCAAATTCATTAGTTGGAGTTCAGAAGTTAGCTGCTTTAAATTCTAATGTAGCTACTCGACATATATTAAATGCAAGTTTATATATAACAAAAACTTTAGCTGAAGCTCTTTCAATAAGGACTGCAGATATTTTACAGTATGCAGATTTCAGAGATGAGTTTGCGATGCAGATTGGTAAATATAACTTAGGTATTTTAGAAGAGATTAAAAATCTTTATATATATGACTTTGGAATCTTTATTGAAATGAGTCCTGATGAAGAAGAAAAACAACAGTTAGAACAGAATATACAGATGGCTTTACAAAATGGAGGTATTGACTTAGAAGACGCTATTGATATTAGAACGATTAGTAATTTAAAAATGGCTAATCAATTATTAAAAGTAAAGCGTAAGCAAACAGAAGCTGAAAAACAAAAACAAACTCAACAGGCTCAAGCTATGCAAAACCAACAAGCTCAACAATTACAACAAGCTCAAGCTCAAGCTAAAATGCAACAAACTCAAGCCGAGATACAAGCTAAAATACAAATTAAACAAGCGGAGATTTCTTTTGAAATTGAGAAACAAAACAATGAAGCTGAGCTTAAGCGTAGACTAATGGATGTTGAGTTTAATTACAACATGCAGCTTAGGGGTATGGAGCAAGAGCAAATAGACATGCGGGAACAAAAGAAAGAGGATGGTAAGTCTCAAAGAATAGCTGAAGGTAATACCCAACAATCTAAAATGATTGAACAACGTAAAAGAAATTTACCTGCTATGAACTTTGAATCTAATGAAGATAGTTTAGATGGATTTGATTTAGCAGAATTTAACCCAAGATAGTATGCCAACTGATCCAATAAAAAGAGGTCGTAAGAAACATTTAAGAAACCTTAAACGAAATAAGTCAGGGAGAAACGCTACTGTAAAAATGGAGTTTTTTCCTAATGAGCCTAAAGTTGTTGACAATGGGAGAGATAAAAAAAAGGTAAGACATTATGCTGCACCTTCTATTACATTTAAGGGGGATGAAAAGGCCAGGCCGCAATCTTTTAAAGAAGCTTTAAAAGCAGGAGAAGTTTATGAATTTAAAAGTAAAAAAAGAGCAGAAAGATTTGCAGCTGGATCTTGGAAAAAAGGAGCGGCTAAAAGGCAGGCTATGAAAGCATATAGAGCTAAAAAGAAGGCTGAAAGAAAGGCTAAAAAAAATAAATAAATAAATATTAACTTTGTAACCTAAATTAAATTAAATAAAATGGAAGAGAATAAATTTACAGTAAAAGACGTATCTGGGGTTGAAAAATCCAAAGTAGAAGTGGAAGAAAAGCTACTTAAAGAACATGAAGAGAAGTTTGAATCAACAGAAAATACAGATTCAACAGTAGAAAAATTAGAATTAAAGAATGAGGATCAACAAGAAGTAGAAACTCAAGCATCAGAGTTAAAAGATGCAGACGTTCTTTCTTATATTAAAAATAGATACGATAAAGATATCGAATCAGTAGATCAGTTGTTTGAAACAAAAGAATCAAACGATGATTTACCAGAAGATGTTGCAGCGTATTTTAAGTACAAAAAAGAAACTGGAAGAGGAATTAATGATTTTGTAAAATTACAACAAAATTATGATGAAATGGACAGTGATAAATTGTTATCTCAATATTATTCTCAAACTGAAGAAGGTTTAGATAGTGAGGATATTAAAGACTTAATGGTAGATAAATTTGGTTATGACGAAGATTTAGATGAACCATCTCACATTAAGAAGATTGAGAGAGCAAAGAAAAGAGAACTTGTAAAGGCTAAAAAGTTTTTAAATGAACAAAAAGATAAATATAAAGCTCCTCTTGAGTCAAGTGGGGGTGGATTATCTGGAGAGTCCATGGAGGAATTTAATAGCTATAAAAGTTATGTAGAGGAATCTACCAGTGCGAAAGAAGCACAGAAGAAAAGGTATGACTATTTTCTTACTAAAACCAATGAGGTTTTTAACGATGAGTTCAAAGGTTTTGAGTTCAATGTCGGGGAAAAAAGTTTTATGTTTAAACCTGGTGATAGTGCTGAGTTGAAAAGTAAGCAATCTAATGTTAATAATTTCGTGAATAAATACATGGATAAAGACAGTGGATTAATGAATGACGCTCAGGGATATCATAGAGCTATGTCAGTTGCTATGAATCTTGACAAATTTGCTGAATTCTTTTATAATCAGGGAATGACCGAAGCTGTAGATAATGTTTCTAAAAAATCTAAAAACATTAATATGGATATTCGTAAAGCCCCACAAAGTTTCAACAAAGATGGATTGAAGATTAGAGCTGTAGGCGATAATAGCAGTGGTAAGGGACTCAAAATTAGAAGTATAAAACACAAATAATAATTAAAAAAATTAAAAAAAATGGCAGTAATTACACCTCCAGGATTTGATCTACAACCAAGTGGACAACAAGTAGCCCTGGCAACAAATTATATTAACAACTTTGATTTTCTTTCTCAGTATCTTCCTGATACTTATGAAAAAGAATTTGAAAGATATGGTAATAGAACAGTAGCATCATTCTTAAGAATGGTTGGTAATAGAACAGTAGCATCATTCTTAAGAATGGTTGGTGCTGAAATGCCTTCTAACTCTGACCTTATTAAATGGGCTGAGCAAGGAAGGTTACACACTAAGTATACAGCATGTACGTCTGCAGCAGCAGCAGCGGCTAACGTAGCAGTATGGACTATCCCTACAGCTCAAGTTAACCCTCCAGCTCCAGCTTCAAGTGCTCCAGCTAATGGTTTTTCAGCAATCAGAGTAGGTCAAACTGTGATGATTTCTGATGAGACTGCTGGTTCAGTATTAAGCAACAAAGCAATTGTAACAAATGTTTCAGCAGCAGCTCCTTTTACAATAACTGTAGCTTACTATGAAGCAGGTGGTCAAGCAGTAGCGGCAGGAGTAAACAGTAGTATATTTATTTATGGATCTGAGTTTAAGAAAGGTCAGTTAGGAATGACTGGTTCTATCGAAGCTCAAGACTATATTTTTGAAAACTCTCCAATTATCATTAAGGATACTTACGAAGTAAATGGTTCTGACATGGCTCAAATTGGATGGGTTGAGGTAACTACAGAAAATGGTGCTAACGGATACCTATGGTACTTAAAGTCTGAGCACGAAACAAGACTTCGTTTTGAAGATTACTTAGAAACTGCAATGGTTGAAGCGGTTCCTGCAGAGCCAGGATCTGGTGCAGCTGGAGCAGGTGGTGCAGTAGGAAACAAAGGTTCTGAAGGAGTTTTCCATGTAGTAAACACAAGAGGAAATGTATGGAGCGGGGGTAACCCAGTAGCTCTTGCAGGTTTCGATTCAGTAATCCAAAGACTTGATAAGCAAGGTGCTATTGAGGAAAATGTAATCTTTGTTAACCGTCAGTTCTCATTTGATATTGATGATATGTTAGCTGCTCAAAACTCTTACGGAGCGGGTGGTACTTCATATGGTTTATTTGATAATGATGAAGAGATGGCTTTAAACTTAGGATTTACAGGATTCAGAAGAGGTTATGATTTCTATAAGTCAGACTGGAAATACTTAAACGATCCTACTATGAGAGGTGGTTTAACAGGTGGTGCAATCAATGGACTTATGGTTCCAGCTGGTTCTACAACTGTATATGACCAAATCTTA